TATATACATTACTACTCACAATTCAAGTGGGATATCGTATATTGGAAAAAAATCGTTATATCACAACGTTAAACGTAAATTAACCAAAAAAGAATTGGCAGATATGCCCGTAACAAGAGGAAGAAAAGTAACAACCGAGATAGTTCAAAAAGAATCTGATTGGAAAACATATTATGGTTCAGCCAAACCGATTCTTGAAATGTTAAAGGAAGGTGAACATGATGACTTTACCCGTGAGATCATACAGTTTGTTTCTAATAAAAAGCTTCTTACTTACTATGAATGTAAGTACTTATTTAAATATGGGGTATTAGAACATCCCTTAGAATACTTTAATGACAATATTTTAGGTAAATTTTACACTAAAGACTTTTCATAATACTTATAATAAAACTATTTAAATGAAAGATTTTATAAGAATGCAAAAACTAGCAGGTTTAATTACAGAAACCCAAGCTAATAAAATGTTGGAAAAAATAGGTATGATCACACATAAAACCCCACAAGATTATGTATTATTAATTCGGGATGTAGAAAATGATGATACTATGAATCCTTCACTAAAAATGGTTTTTACATCAAATGATGAATCTAATTTAGACATACCTAAAGGACAATTAGCTGATTTAATACAAAATGAATTAGGAGAGGAAATTTCAACAGAGGATTTTGATGTTGAGGGACCTATGAGTTATGATGAATTTAAAAATAACTACAAAATGACTATACCTGCTAAATTAATATATGGTATAAATGATACTATTTAATAAAGTAAAAAATATTTAGTTAAGCTTGGGAAACCAAGCTTTCTTTGTTATATTATGGTTATGCTCAATCAACCACTGATTGCCTTAGTAAATTCTGTTTTAGGAACTGGTAAACCAACAGCAAGAGGTAACTACGCTTATAGTTGTCCTTTCTGTAATCACCATAAACCTAAGTTAGAAATCAATTTTACTGAAAACCAAAAAGGAGAGAATCCTTGGCATTGTTGGGCTTGTGATAAAAAGGGTAAAAAAGTAGCTCAAGTATTTAAACAAAAAACAGCATCACCTGAAAAGATGATGGAGTTAAGAGCTTTAGTTAAAACAGAAACCTCCGATAGAGAATATGCTGTTGCTGAAAAAGTAAATCTACCTAAAGAATTTAAAACATTTAAAAATATAACCCAAACAAATATTTCAGGACGTCAAGCTTTAGCTTACTTAAAATCCAGAAATATTACAGATGAGGATATACTTAAATATAATATTGGTTATTGTGAGACAGGTCCTTACAAAAATATGGTTGTTATTCCCTCATATGATGCTAATGGAAGTTTAAATTATTTTACAGGTCGTTCGTTTGAAAAAGACCCTAAAATAAAATATAAAAATCCATCCGTATCTCGTGATATCATACCATTTGAGTTGTTTATAAATTGGGATATACCGTTTATATTGTGCGAAGGACCATTTGACGCAATAGCCATTAAACGCAATGCAATACCGTTATTAGGCAAAAATATACAATCAAACTTGATGAAGAAGATTGTAATGTCTAGTGTCGAAAAAATATATATAGCTTTAGACAAGGACGCTCAAAAACAAGCATTAAGTTTTTGTGAGCGTTTAATGAACGAAGGCAAAGAAGTTTATCTAGTAGACATGCACGATAAGGACCCAAGTGAAATGGGTTTTAAGAATTTCATAGACACAATTTCAGACACATTGCCCTTAACATTCTCAGGTTTGCTTGAGAAAAAATTATTCTTATGAGTAAAATAAAAAAATCTTACAACAGAATTTTAGAAGTATCAGATGATGCTAAACAAATAACATTACCAGACTCCCGTTATTATAGACGAAATGGTGAATACTATCCCTCAATTACTTATGTTTTAGGTTATTATCCTAAAGGTAAGTTTTTTGAAGACTGGCTTAAAAAAGTAGGTTACTCTGCTGAACATATTGTTAAAAAAGCAGGTGAGGAAGGAACTCAAGTCCATGAAATGATTGAAGTATAGCTTGAAGGTAAGGAAATGAATTTTATGAACCAATATGGTAATCCTCAATATAGTCCTACTGTATGGCAAATGTTTTTACACTTTGTTGATTTTTGGGAAACATATAATCCAAAATTAATTGAAGCAGAAGTTCATTTATTTTCAGATGAACTAAAGGTAGCAGGTACTTGTGATTTGATTGTTGAAATTGAAGATAAACTTTGGTTGATAGATTTTAAAACTTCTAATCATATTCAAACAACTTATGAACTACAAACTGCTATTTATGGTAAGTGTTATGAGGAATGTTATGGTAAAAAAGTAGATAACTATGGTATTCTTTGGTTAAAATCAGCTAAACGTAAACCTAATAAAGACAAAATGCAGGGTAAAGGATGGGAAATGGTTTTATCTACTAGAACACATGAGGAAAATATTGATATCTTTAAGACAGTAAAACGTTTATTTGACTTAGAAAATCCTACTCACGCTCCTATCTTTACTGAATTCAAAACTACAGTAAAAAGAACCCTGTAATATTTATGACAAATACTATCCATGATTGGACTGATATCACTCTTAAAAGAAATACAAGGCAAGCCAAAAGCAATTTTTATGGCTGGTCCTGCTGGTTCAGGTAAATCATTTATATCTCAAAAATTAGTACCTTCAGATTTTACTACTATTAATGTAGATGATACTTATGAGGAATTACTTAAATCCTCAGGTATTGGAATGAAATTAGCTCAAATGTCACCTGATGAATTAAAAAAAGCAGGTGAGTTAATGGGTCAAGCAAGAAAAGCTACTGATGTAAAATATCAAGATGCTCTTAAAAATGCTAAAAATCTTATAATTGATAGTGTAGGAGGTTCTCCTAAAACATTACTTAAGAAAAAACAACAATTAGAGGATTTAGGTTATACTACATTTATGATAATGACTTATGTTTCGCCTATAACCTCACTAGAGCGTAATATGAAGCGAGACAGATCATTATTACCAAGTATCGTGCTTCGTTCTTGGCGCGATGTAAATAAAAATATAGACACATATAAACAAGCTTTTGGAGCCGATTTTGTATTATTGAATTTAGACCCTGATGATGCTAATAAAAACTTTGATGAAGAATACATTTATCAAACCTTTATTAAACCTTTAGGACAAATAGGTAAAGAAAAATCACCTGAGGAAATAGCAAAATCCAAAGCAGAAACCCAACAAATCTATTCAGATATAAAACAAACTCTTAATACACAACCTGAGTTCGATACTTTAGAATCAGCACAACAAAAAATCACTAACTTTATAAACAAATGAAAAAATTAATAGATTTACTTAACGAAATCGAAGAAAAAGACAACAAAAAAGTTGTTAAAGAAGAACCATCTGTAGTAGATGAAGTAGGAAAATTCTTTGTAGTTAAAAAACCTAAAAAAGGTATGACTAAAGAAGATATGGTATATGAAGCTACTGTATTCGATGAAGTAAAAATGGAAGAGGTAAAAGGTGTTTACAAAAACAAATCAGAAGCCAATCGCCACGCCACTGCATCTTTAATGGAATACGAAAAACAACTTCAAGAAATGGAAGCCGCTGTAGAAGAATTCCGTGCCATGAAGAAAGATATTGAAGCAAAAAGAAAAGAAGCAGCCGAAAAAGTTAAAAGTCTTAAATGATAGATTCTATCCTAGAGATATTATTTGAGGAAGACTACATAAAAACAGTAGCCATTTATGGTGGTGGTTTTAAACCACCCACCAAAGGTCATTTTAATGTTGTTGAAAAAACATTACAAGAATTACCTGATATAGATGAAGCAATTGTTTTTGTTGGTGGAGGAGTTAGAGATGATATTACCCAAGAAGAATCCTTAACCATTTGGAATATCTACAAAAAATATCTTTCAGATAAAGTTACTATAGAACCATCTGTAGCCCCTGTTAAATCAATTTTAAATTACGCTAAAGAACACCCTGAAGAAAAAGTTTATTGGATTTTAGGTGCTCGTGAAGGTAATGAAGAAGATTTAGCAGATATTACCAACAGAACTAAATCAATTGAAAAATATCCTAATCTTGAGGTTAAAGTGATTACCTCCTCAGGTGGTGTTAGTGGTACTAAAACAAGAAAAGCCTTATTAGACAATAATAAAGAACAATTTTTCAATTCCATTCCAGATATAGAGGAAAAAGAGGAAATATGGAACATACTTTCTCCAAAGGTTCAAGAATCATTAGAGGAAGGTTTTATAGAAAATGCACAAGAAAATATGAAAAAGTTGCTTTTAGCCATTAAACAAGAAGGCAGAGAAACAAGAGATGCCTTCAAACTAGTTCTTCAAGCAGCCAAAGGTGAAATCCAATTGACAGATGAACAAAAGAAACAAATTGGAGATCAACTAAAAGATGTTTTGAAAATGGTTGGTTTAGTTAGTATTGCTGTTCTTCCTGGTAGTTTTATTGTTGGAGCTCTAATTAAAATATTTAAAGCAGAACGTTTAGTATTTCCTTCATCATTGATGAATGAAGTAGGTGAAGCAAGTGCTAAAGTTTATCCTTTTTCTTCTGATAAAGATCCTAGTGAAATAATAAATTTAGCTAAAAACTTTTTTAGTAAAGGAACCTCATCTAAAGTTTTTGAACAACCATTAACATATACTTTTTCTACAGACAAAGCTAATTACGTTGTTAAATTTAATGTAGAGGTAGAACGTCAAACATATATAAATTTCTCTAAAAACCCTGATTGGAAACCAGGTCCTCCATATAAAACATATGCTTCTGTTGGTTTCAATATTGAGGGAGAGGAAGAAGATAAAGATACTAATTTAAATGAACAATTTTCTGTTTTATCTACAGTAACAAAAATTATTTTTGATTTTATTGACAAAATAAATGAAGCTGAAGGTAATTTAGTATCATTAGTAATTGCTCCTAAAAGTGATACTGGTAAAGAATCATCATTAGATTCTAAACGAGGTAGATTTTACATAGCATATATTAAAAAGAATTTATCTAAATACCCAGAATATAAAACCAGAGATGGTAAAAGTAATTCAGGGGGTGAATATGTAGAAATTTATAAAACAAACAGTATAAATGAATTAGTAACATCCACAGATGTAATTTGTAATAATTGTGGATGGGAATGGCCTATAGCAGATGGTGGGGATGATTTATATATTTACCATAAGTGTGGACACGATAACAATCCTGATTTAGAAGAAGGAACTTGTGGTTATGACACAGATGTTAAAACAGGTAAAAAATTAGATACACCTGGTGGATTAGAAGAAGACAAACAAGTTGGTCCTTTATATCACTACACATCAGCCAATGGATTAAAAGGTATCCTTCAGTCTAATAAAATAAATGCCTCTGAAGAAAACTATTTAGGTAATGAATTATATTATATTTCATTTACTCGTAATAAAAATTTTCATAAAAAAGGATCTAAATTTGGTGTACAAACAGAATATAGAATTACATTAGATGGAGATAAGTTATCTAACAAATACAAAATAAGACCTTTTGCTTATATTCCTGGATGGGATATTGAAGATTCTTGGGAGTTAGATTGGTTAGATGATGAACCTGAAAGTGTAAGAAGAAATTTCTTTAATGCTACGGGTGATTATGATGAACAAGAAGAAAGAATATTCTTTAAAAATGAAAATGGTGGTATAGATAATATAAAAAATTATATTTTAGCTGTTGATAAAGTAGAAGATTTACAAGAAGGTAGAAAAAAGAAACCTGATCCTAAAAAAGGAACAGGCAAAAAACCTGAAGGATCTGGTCGTAGATTATACACAGATGAAGATCCTAAAGATACTGTCAGTATTAAATTTAAAACTAAAGAAGATATAGTTGATACTTTAAACAAAGCCTCTTTTAAAGCCAAATCACATGCTCGTCAATCTCAAATTATTAATTTAATTCATCAACGAGTAAGAGCTGCTTATGGTAAAGCAAAAGATCCTGAAGTAAAAGCAAGATTGAAGCGTGGTTTAGATTATATTGAATCTCGTAAAGAGGCATCAAAAGAAAAAACAGAACGTTTACGTAAAATGAAAGAAGCATCTGACCCACAAGCAGGAACAGCCTTACCTTATGGTTCAGGATTTGCTCCTGTAAAAGAAAAAAATGATCCTTTTGGTTTAAATGAATTTGCAAAAGACTTTGTAAAAGAAGTTTTTGAAGAAACTTGGAATCCCAAAGACTCGTTCGTATCTTTATCCGTATTTATGAAAGACAATGGAATGAACATAACCCCATTGCCTAAAATTAAGGTTATATCAGACGACAAAGAAAATGCGTCGCATCTTTTGGGTAAGACTGCTTACTACAATCCAGCAGATAAGTTAATTACTCTTTATACCTTTGGAAGGCACCCAAAAGATGTTTTACGCTCTTTTGCTCACGAAATGGTTCACCACGAACAAAATATTAATGGCACTTTAGGAAATGTTAGTACTACTAACACAAATGAAGATGGTCATTTAGATAAACTTGAGAGAGAAGCATATGAAAAAGGTAATATCATGTTTAGAAATTGGGAAGATAGTATAAAAAATAATGTTAATGAATCATTTATTGATATTCCTAAATTTAATTATCCTAAAACATTAGAAGAAAATTTATGGCATACTTTAAATGAAATTACTTTAAATCCAAATAATGCTGTTGAAATATATGGTGATTTAACTAATGGAAAATTTCAAGTAGGAGATATAATATATGTTTACGATATTAAACAAGTAAAAAATCCATATGATGATGGTGGTGATTTTTATAACATAATGTTTCATCCTGAAGGTAATATAACTTCTATACCACAACAAGGTAAAGAAAATTATATTAAAATTTTAAATACAATGTATAAAATTATATTAGACTTTACCGAAGAAGCAGAACCAGAATATGTTGGTATAGCATCGTTAGATAATGATGGGAGTAAAAATTACCATACAGTATATGCTAATCTAACTAACAATAAATCTAATATAATACCAGGATACTTTAGAAAAGATGTTAGTCTAGGATTTAATAATCCTCAAGGAAAAGGTAGATTTGTAGTATTAAAAAGAAAAGATGTATAAACTTAAGTTAACAGACATATACAAACAAATTAAAGAAGAGGAAACACAACCTCAACCAGCTCAACAATACAAAATTTATTGTGATATGGATGGAGTTATTGCTGACTTTGATAAACGATTTAAAGACTTAAATCCTGAAAAATTATCTGCTGCTCAATACCAAACAAAATATGGTACAGAAAAGTTTTGGGATTTTATAGATGAAGAAAATAAAGTAAAATTTTGGGTTGGTATTCCTTGGATGCCCGACGGAAAAGAACTTTGGGATTATATTAAAAAATACAAACCAACCTTGTTATCAGCCCCTTCTAAAAAACCACAATCTCGTTTAGGAAAAAGATTATGGGTTAAAAACAACATTCCAGGAACTCCTTTAATTTTAGCAGCAGCAGATAAAAAACAGAATTATTCTGGAGGGAATAAAATACTTATCGACGACAGAAAAGATAATGTTGACCAATGGCGCTCACAAGGTGGTATTGGGATAGCACATACCTCTGCTCAAGACACAATTAAACAATTACAAAATTTAGGATTATAATTATTATGTATAGATTAAGAGAAAATGAAGAAGATGCTCAATCAAGACTTGCTCTTGATTTTGACATTATTTTAACACCAAAAACCAGTGTTGAAGATGCTGTAAAAGCTTTAGAAAACATTGATAACTATGGTGCTTATGTTTCTAATATGAGAAATAAGGCATCAATTGAAAAAGCAATAGAAATGCATTTTGGAAATATGGATGATGAAGGTAAAAAAATATCACCTGCCAAAAAAGCATCTATTGAAAAACAAAGAGGTGAAAAATTTCCTGTTAAAACAAAACAAGCAATTGATGATTTAGTTAAATCATTAACCAGTAAACCAAATCTTTTAAACTATACAGTTAAAGATAATACTCTTGTTTTCCCTAAAGGAAAAAATCCTTCAAAAGATGTAACTAAAAAAATAATCAAAACTGTAATGGACAATGCTGATATCGCTTTTTCAGTAAAAGAAAAAGAATCAGTAAGTGAAGATGCAATTATAGATAAAATCAAATCATCTTTTATGTACCAAGTAACTGGTGGTAAAAAAGGTGAGCCAATGTCTGCTGGTAAAAAATTACCTGCCAACACTAAAATGAAAAAATCTGAATTAAAAGAAATTATTAAAAATTTCAACAAATAATGAAAAACCAATCAGTTTTAAAAAAAGAGTTTAAACAGAGAGATGTTCAACGTCTCCGTAACCTTGTTCAAGGCAAGTACGGAGAAAAATCTACTGTTGGAACTGGTTATCAAAAAGCAAAAGAATTTCATTCCGAAGGTGATGTTTGGGAAGAGGATGGAAGAACTTGGACTATCAAAAATGGTTTAAAACAAAACATTACTAAATTAGATAAAGCAAAAGAAGGCATTGTATTGCCTTTATTTTGTCCTACTTGTTCTCGTTCAATGAAACCTCATTTGGATAAAAAATGGTTTGTAATGTATGGACATTGTTTTGATTGTCAAATAGATTTTGAAGCCCAACTTAAAAAAGAAGGAAAATTAGAGGAATTTGAAAAACAAGTAATAAATGACCATTTAGAAGGTACTATCAATGATTTTGAAGCATGGTTTGATGAATTGATTAATTCAAAAGACCAATTCATTACAGAGGCAGGTGATATTGAAAAGTGGGATGGTTCCGGTAAAGAACAGTTGTTAAAATATAAACAAGAAGCATTAGAATATTTAAACAAACAACGAAAAGAATAATGGAAATGACTATGATTACAACCATTCTTGTTGCTATCATTACAGCCGTAGTAGGTCCTGTTATTATAGAATGGGTTAGAGCTAAACTTAAAAAAGAAGAAAATAAAAACTCTTCAGTAAAAGAAGCAATTGATGTTAATGAGTTAATTGACCATCAATTAGATCAATTGTTAGAGGAATTAGGTTGTGACAGAATTTGGATTGGACAATTTCATAATGGTGGACATTTTTATCCCACAGGAAAATCAATCCAAAAATTTTCTATTTTCTACGAAAAATTAACCCCAAGTACTTCAGCAATTCAACATGTATTTCAACAAATTCCTGTTTCATTGTTTCCAAAAGCTTTATCTAAGCTTTACAAAGATGGAGAATTGGCTGTGATTAATTATAATACAGACGAAACTTATGATTTAAGTATGTTTTCTAAAGACTATGGAACCAAATCTTTCTATATGTTAGCTATAGATGATTTGGACGAACATTTCATAGGAGTAATGGGAATTGCATTCAATGATAAAGAACATAAATTATCCAAAGAAGAATGGATATTTATACGACAGAAAGTAGGGGCGATTGGTTCCCTTTTAACAGACTATTTATACAAGAAAAAATGAAAGACATAAATAAAATTAAAGAATTTTTCTCTAAACCTTTAAACGAAGAATCAACCACATTTAAAGTAGGAGATAAAGTAACCTATCTTGGACATCCAGCTGAAATTACAGCTGTTAATAAAGAAATGACAGGTGCTATTACTTACAATGTATCTTACGATAAAGGAACTGGTAAAACTAAAGCTTCAAATATTAATAACAAAGATGGTGAAATTAAACCTTTAAAAGAAATTGATATTAATGACCCTGTCTTAATGAAGGCAAGAGCAGCAGCTTTTCAAAGAACTTTACCAAAACCAGAACCTGTAAAAACAACTAATTCTGATTACAAAGCTATTAAAAATGCTGATAAAATTAAAGCTCTTAAAATACGTCGTGCTCAATTGATGCGTGATATGGAACAAGAAGCTGAACCAGAAGGTGGTCCAATTGCTGACAGATATGGAAGTGAATTAAACAAAATTGACAAAGCAATTGCTATGTTAAGTGAAGCAAAAACAGATATTGACCAGATTAAAAAACAATTAGATGCTTTAGGTGTTAAATATGAAATGTCTGCTACTGATAAAGTTAGACCATTTAAAGTAATTTACAAACCAGTTAATAAATCAGATGAATTTTATGATAAATTTGAAGACATTGTTGATTTATTTAACTTAAAAAGTTTTGTAAAATCATCAATGAATGAAGCTAAAGAAGAAGATGCCGTTGATACAATTACAATGGATATTCCTTTATTCCTTCGTATGTTAGAATATTCAAGAGAAGATGCCTCTCAAGACATGGATTTACATGATGTTACCGAAAAAGCAAATAAATTAGGTAAAGAAAGAGGTATTTTATCTATGGAAGACTATGAAGAAATTGTAGGTGCTGCCGAAGATATTAAAGAAGCAGAATTAACCGAAGCTTATGTTCCTTCAAATATTAAAGAATTTGCTAAAAGAAAAGGTGTATCTTCTTTAGTTAATAAAGTAGCAGGTTGGGCTGAAAAAGTAGGTAAAAGAATTACGGGTGGAACAGCAATTGGATACAATTATTCTACTCTTATTTTAGATATGGAATATCAAGGTTCAGAAATCCGTATTAATACAGACAACGATACTATTACTTTATATGATGAACCTGTTAATAGTTTTCCTGAATTTAAACGTGTGTATATTGATGGGCAAGATTTAGAAGAAAATGTAGCCCCAAATCATAATGGTAAATCAGCACCTTATGGTTCAGGATATAAACCATTAGAGGAAAAGATTGCCGAAGCATTAAATAAAATCAACGAAGAATTATGTCCTGCTGGTAAAGCCTACATTAAAAAAAGAAAAGCAGCTGGTGAAAAATCATCCGCCTACCTTTCAGGTCGTGGTGTTAAAGTATGTAAAGGCCAAATGTCAGGTAAAGCAAATAAAAAAACCAATGAATCTTTAGTTAATGAAGGACAAAAAATTAATCAAAATTTAGATAATCTCTTAAATAAAATCAAAAAAGATTTTAATATAGATAATGAGTAAATTTAACCAAATAAAACCTCTTCAAGATAAAATAAATTCTCTTTTACTAAAAATAAAAGTGATAAAACCTAATCTTTATGAGGAATATTCAATCATATTAAATAATTCTATTAAAGATTTTATTGACTTAGGAGCTGATTATATAGAAAAAAATCCTCAAGAATTTGAAGTTTTTTTAACTAAATTAAAAGATATAATTAAAATATTAACTTTTGTAATTACTAAAGAAAATATTAAAGAATCATTACGCGACTGGTTTAAAAAAGAAGACTGGGTACGTATTGATACTCAAGGTAATATTACTGGTCCTTGTGGTACTATGAAAAAAGGTCAAGCAACCACTCGTTGCCTACCTCGTAAAAAAGCTCAATCATTATCTAAAAAAGAAAGAGCGGCAACTGCCCGCAAAAAAGTAGCTGGTTCTAAAAAAGGAGAACAGTTTGTAAAAAACACAGAAAAAGCAGAATACAAAAAAGGTACATATCATAAAAAATAACATATTTATACACATATATTATGAAAAAATTTGACTTAAAAAAGATGATAGCTGAAAATAAGGCTACATTCTTTTCTTCCTTGAACGAAGGATACGATGAATTCAAAAGAGCAGAAAAAGGCTCTAAAGATGTAACCGCTAAAGACAAAGGCGAAGAAGAAGTTTACGGAGCCGGAGTTAAAAAAGGTGAAGAAATTGAAAAGAAAAAAATGAAAATGTCTGAATTAAAAGCCAAAATGTATTTCCATGTATTAGAAGATGGTGGTTATGGTAATATAGGACATCAAGGTGTTTATGATACTAAAGAAGAGGCCCAAGATAGAGCCGATCGATTACAGGATATGTTCCCTGATTCATTCTTTTATGTTGAAGCTTCAGATAGCGAGGATGAACCTTATAATGTTACTATGGAAGCAAAACCAACAACAAAAATGAAAATGTCTGAATTGAAAGCCAAAATCAAAGAAATGGTTTTAGCTGAATTAGAAATTGGTAATATGGAAGATGCTCCAGAATCAGAAGTTGATTTCTTAGCTGAAATAGAAGCAATGTTAAATGAAAATTCTCCTATGAACGATCCTCGTGTTGAACAAATTATTTCAATGTTAAAAGATTTGGATGTTGATGGTGAGACAATGGAATATATTCTTCGTCAAGTAGGAATGGAAGACCAAATGGCCAATCAATTAGTTAATTACCCAGCCGAATATGCTGCTTCGTTAAAAGAAGCTGATAAAGACACAGAAAAAGATACAGCCGAAACCGATGTAACAGTAGATGATACAGAAACTATTGATACTGAAACAACAACCGAAGTAGATCCTAATGTAAAAGCAGTTCAAGATGCTTTAACACAAGCTCAAGCAGCAGCTCAAAAATTAGGTGATAAAAAATTAACAGATCAAATTGGTAACACAATTACTTTCTTCACTAGAACTCACGTGGTTGAAAAACCAGGTGGAGCAATGGAATAAAATTTTAAAATAAAAGTATATGAACACACAAGAAATCTTTGAAAAAATTGAAGCTCTTTATGAGACATTTAAAGCAGAACATGCTGGAAAATCTAAAGCAGCTCACGGTCGTGCTAGAAAAATCCTAGGTGAAATTAAAAAATTGGTAGCCGAATACCGTAAAGCCTCTATCGACGAGGACAAAAAGTAATTAAAATGGCCAAACGCGATTTAACCCCAGAGGAATTAGCTAAAGTTGAAGCAAAAATGAAAACTTTTATGGCTAACAAAGATTCTTGGGTTAAACGCTATGGTAAAGATGCAGAAAAAGTAATGCGAGGTCGTGCCATCACAAGCGTAAAAAAAGAAACCGAAACAATGAATAAACAAAAATTAAAAGAACTCGTTAGAAAATCTTTAATGAACGAAGCCGACATCGAAGTTGGTGCTGAAAAATATTTTGGAGAAAAAGACTTATCCAAAGCATCAATGATGTTGGACGATCTCGAAACAAAATTAAAAAACCATGATTGGTTTTATATGATGTCTGATGATAACAGAGCTTATACTAAAGGCTCTTTAGAACAACAATCCATCAGAAACATTATGAAATCTCTTGAAGACATGGGATATGGTGAAGATGCAAAATCACTCTTCAACCAATATGCTCCCAATGGTCCAGGAGGAAGTACCTTAAAAATGAAAGAAGCTAAAAAATCATTTCCTGATTTAACAGGTGATGGTAAAGTAACTAAAGCCGATATTTTAAAAGGTAGAGGTGTTAAAATTGATGAAGATATTGACTTAGGTCATGAAGATAACGAACCACACATGATTAAAGGCGAATTATACCAAATTGGTAAATACGCTATGGAATTATATGCTGCTTTAGAAGAACTAGAAAAAGCAGGTGGTGAATATGACTTCCCTGCTTGGTGGCAATCTAAAATTACTACAGCCAAAAATAACATTTCAGGCGCTAAACATTATTTAGAATTTGAACTTAATGAGCCAAAAATTGATTCTGCTGTAGATGCTTTAACAGGTGAAGAATATCATGAAGGTGAGCCTGGAATTGAAGAAGGTTTACCAAAAGGATTCTTTAAAAAAGAATTTGGTGTTGGTGGTAAGAAAAAAATAAAAGAAGGTTCTTATCCTTTTGACAAATGTTTAAAAGATCAAACACCAAAATATGGTGTTAAAGGTGCTAAAAAAGTTTGTGGAGCTATTAAAGCCGCTTACGGAGAATAAAATGACTAAAGACGAGTTAAAAGAAAAAATTAAAGTACTTGTTCAACAAGTATACAAACCTGATTACCTTCAGGTACAGGATAAAATTTCTTTAGATGCTCCCAAATTTCCAGTTTTAGAAAAATTTCCCGAACTGAAAAAAATTATTGTTGATTTATTAACAGACCAATTTGAAATATTTATCACCGACATTCAATGGGTTGCTCCAAAACCAACAACTTTTAGAGTTATACTTGGAAATGGAGAACCTTTTATGTTAATTTACTCTCCAAGAAGTTGGGTTGCACAAATAGAAGGTAAAAAATACTATTTGTTAAACTTAAGTGAAGAAGAATCCGCTACTGAAGCTATAGCAAGAATATTAGCCTATGGGACGCAAGAAGAAACCACACCAGAAGAAGGATCAGCAGGCGGAACCGAAGCAGGCGGAGCAGAAGCTCCCACCGAAGAAGCATAATTAATTATGGACGCACTAGATTTATTTTTTAAAAAATTTTCATATAAATTTCCTAAAGGATATCCTGACATAAATGATGATAAGGATGTTTTATTATTAGAATTAATATTAAAAGAATTAGGAATAAAAGTTGATCTTGAAGAAACCAAATTATCTCCTTCAGAATTAAGTAAAGATGCTACTTTTAGTGGAGGTAGAAAAGTTCCAAGAATTGAAATTTTAATTAATAAAATAACAAATAATGAACCTTTAGAACTTGATAAAGGAGGTTTTTTTACTGTAACTGATAAAGAAGAAGTTTTATCTCAACTTAGAGGAAAAACTAAAATAGATAAAGCCATTACTTTAGGTGTTGATGAAGATGGTAAAACCATTACAACATCCGAATTAAAAAAGACAGCTGATTTTGGAGGTGGAGGAGGTATGAGAGGAGGTTCTGAATTAACAGAAAAAGCAGAATCTGCCCAATGTATAGCTAATGCTATAAGATACTCTTCAGGCGAAATTACTGAAGAGGATATTACTAATGAAGCTATTCAAAATTCTAAAAGTAAAGTTGCGGTAACAGATTTTAATGGGGCTGCTGAATTATTAGAAACTAATCGTGGTTGGTTAATATCTAGTATTAGTATAGCTAATGCTTTAGCTTCCCAATATCCAGGCTCTTTTATTCATAATAGAGGATCTGAATGGGTACAAAGATTAAATAATACAGTTAAACCCCTTTTAAAAGAAGTAGGAATACAAGACATCAATAAATGGAATCCAGCCGATATTTGGATGGTATCTCCTGATGAAATGAATATTAGTTGGCCTAATAATTTAGGAGAAATAAATGCTTTATTATTAGAAAAATTTAATGAAGGTAAAATCATAGGAGTTTCATTAAAAAAAGCGGATAAAAATGTTACTTTAAAAGTATACAATGCTGGAGCTTCTGAAGGTAAAAAATATGAAATGAAAGGAGTAGATGTTAGTCCTTCACATGCTAAAGCTTATGTTATACTAGATGATGGTTCTAAAATTGAATTTAGAAATTTTAGTGCATTAACAGGATTTATGGGAGAATTAGGTTTGAAAAAAGCAGCAGGAGGAAAAGTTGGTTATTCTATTATTAAAAAAGCTTTTGCTGACAATGGCTTCAATTTATCTTCTCCTAATGAGATAAAAGATGAAGTATTGAACGATAATCCTGATTTCAAAACCAAATTTGAAAAACTTTGGAAAAATATTCCTGAATTATCGTCTGCTGATTTTAATCAATATTATGATGATCCTAAAAAAACTATCAATCAAAAATATAGCTACAGAATATCTAAATTTTTAGCTTTAGAAATTATTGACGCTTTAAACAAAGCAGACAACCCAAATGAAATAATATCAGATTTAATAGGATATGCTTCTTCCCAAACAAAAGAAAGTTCAGTATTCGTTAAAGCATTTTAATATTTATGAACATGGATTTAAAAAAATTAATTAGAGAAGCATTAGAAGATAAAGATTGCTGCAAAGCAAAAAAACCTACTAAAGCGCCTATATTAAATGAAAACTTAGCTCCGCGTGAGATATTGTCTGAGGGATTAAAATATCATATAGACAATAA